GCGCACCAGCAAAAAACTAGAGGCCGCAGCCCGTTATTGGGCGCAAGGCGGCGTTATAGACGAACGGGAGGCTGATCTGAAGGCATTAGGCATGTCTGACGATCAGCTTGCTGCAGTAAAGCTGGAATCTGTCGACAAAGACTGTGAGGTCTGGGAAGAGAACTGGCCCACAGTTCAGATGTTTTTGCGCATCCAGACGCAATGGCGTGTGAGCATGAGTGGCCCTGTTGGACTTGACTATGCATCGCTGAATTGGCTTTGTACACTGTATCCAGTGGAGGATCAGCAGCTTCTTTTTGAAGGCTTGCAGATCATGGAGTTCACCGCTCTCAACTGCTTTAGCAAGAAGAACTGATGGCTGCTGTTACTACCGAGCTGAAGGTTCTTGTCAAAGCCGTAGGCAAGGGTGAAGTCGACAAGCTGTCGAAATCGCTAAATGACCTTGGCTCAAAGGCTGCAGCACCTGCCAACCGACAGTTTCGTGAGCTGTCACTTGAGCTGAATAAGATTCAGCGTAATAGCACGCAAAGCATTGCCAATCTGCGTGGCTATAGAAATGCATGGCGTGATATTTCTGAGCAGGTCAAGATTGGCAGCCGTGAATTTAAGGTTGCGACTGAAAACGCAAAGCGTCTTGACGCACAACTGCAGAAAGCGCAAGGCAGAGGTGCTCCGACGGGATTTTTAGGGCGTATCGGGGGCATCAAAGGCGCTGCAAAAGGTGTTGGCGCAATTGCTGCTGGTGGGGTCTTTGGTGGGTTTGAGGGCGCTGCTGGAGCTGGCATTGGCCTAGCTGCTGGTGGACCTGCTGGTGCTGCTGTAGGTGCAGCAATTGGCGCACAGGTTGGTGGGATCAGGCAAGCACTTGGAGCTACTGCTGAGTATTCAGCAAACCTTGACAAGTTGCGTATTGCCCTGAAGGGTGTCACGACTAGCTCAGAGGAATATCAGCAAGGTCTTAGCTTTATACAAGAAAGCACTGAGCGTTTTGCGATCCCGCAAGAAGTTCTGACGCGGCAGTTCACGAAGCTGCAAGCTTCTGTACAAGGTGCTGGCGGCAACCTTGGTGACACTAAAACTGCCTTTGAAGGCATCGTCGCTGCTGTTAGGGCAACAGGTGGCTCTCTCAATGATGTTGATGCAGCACTGACTGCTACTGCTCAGGTCTTCAGTAAAGGCAAGGTATCTGCAGAAGAACTACGTCAGCAGATTGGTGAGCGTTTGCCTGGTGCATTTACTCTGTTTGCCGAGTCGATGGGGCTCACCCCTGCTGAGCTTGACAAGGCCCTAGAGCAGGGCAAGGTCAGCCTGCAAGACTTCCAAGGCTTTGCCAAAGCGATTTTTGATCGTTACGGCAAGAACGCAGAAGCTATTGCAAAGAGCCCTAAGGCTGCTGGTGACCAGTTGCAAGTGCAATTGCAGCAACTGCAAGAAAGTGTTGGCCGTTTGTTGCAGCCGATTGGTTCTTTCTTTCAGGAAGTATTTGGCTCGATAGTCCGCGACATCACAAGGGCAACGAATGCTTTGGCACGTTTCTTGAATCTGTCTTTTGACGCGGGCAAATTAGCTGCAGCAGAGACTCGTTTTGAGACCGCGCAAGCAGTTTTAGATAATCCAGCGGCTACAATACGAGAAAGACAACGCGCTTTGCGGTCAAGAGAAGAGGCCCGCAAAGTCATTGATAGGCAAATTCGTCTCAGGGACGCAGGCGTTGTTGATGTACAACAGCCTGATGTCAATCTTGGCGGGCTGCCAGGCATTCAAGACTTAGGTGGTGGCGCTGATGTTGGTGGCCGGACGCCAGCCGATACCAGTCAAAGAATGGTTGACCTGCAGGGGCGTTTAGGTGAAGCTTTGCAGGAACAAAATGCAGAGCTAGTAGCTCAAACCCAATATCTAATCAGAAATGAGGGCATCGCTCTCAAATTTGAAGAGGGCAAGATTACAGCGCTTAAGCGTTCAGAATTACTAGAAAAGAGCCGCAATCAGCTAATTAAAGATGGCATCAGGTTGAGAAAGCAGGCAAAGAACGGTGAGGTTGAATTTAACGAGGAACTTACAAAGAGCCAGCAGCTCCTGAACAGCATTAAGGAGACTGTGGCTCAAGGCTTGACCAACGCAATCATGGGTCTTGTTGATGGCACTAAGTCTCTTGGTGAATCACTGTCTGGAATACTGAGGCAGCTTGGCTCAATGTTCCTCAATGCAGGATTTAAGAGCCTGTTCAACTTTGCTGATGGCGGTGTTTTTCAGCAAGGCAAGGTCACACCCTTCGCTTACGGGGGTGTTGTAAACAAGCCAACCTTGTTCCCTATGGCTAATGGTGCTGGTCTTATGGGTGAGGCCGGACCAGAAGCAATCATGCCATTGCGTCGCGATCGTTCAGGTCGTCTTGGTGTTGAGGCAGTTAGCGGTGGTGTTGGTAACGTGGTCGTGAACGTTGATGCATCTGGCTCATCTGTAGAGGGTGATGCACAGGGTGCAAATCAACTCGGCAAAGCTATTGGCATTGCTGTACAAGCTGAACTTGTCAAGCAAAAACGTCCTGGAGGCTTGCTGGCGTAATGGCTATTTTCAATGACGCGACTGTAGGGACAAGTACGGGCGGCACAACGCCTGACTTTGGAGCAGTGCGTAGATCACAGCCTGCCGTTCGTAAAGTCCAATTTGGGGATGGTTACGAGAAACGTTTGACGTACGGATTAAATCAAAATCCACGCGTTTGGGATCTTAAGTGGACTGCAAAAGACAGCACAGATGCTGATGCGATTGAGGCATTTTTTGACGCAAGAGCAGATGACAATGCAGCTTTTGATTGGAGTCCGCTTGACGACACAGACACTTATAAGTGGGTTGTAGAGAGATGGCAGCGAAATCATAATTACGCCAACGTCAATGAGATATCCGCTACCTTCCGCCAAGTCTTTGAACCGTAATGGCAATAGCAGCTTGGGCCGCCACTACTTCTTTTTCTGTTGGCAACGTCCGTCGTTCTAGCAGCGATGAAGGCACTGGTCTGTTCTTTCGCTGTACGACTGCTGGTACGTCAGCTAGCTCAGAACCTGAGTGGCCTAAATTTCAGCAACGTATGGCGATCTTGCGATCTCCAACCCCAGCGCAATTATTGAGCTGTTTCAGCTGAGGCTGGATTCAGCGTTGCATGGCAGCAATGACGTTTACTACTTTCACGCTGGCACCAACGAGTTTGGCGAGAGCAACATTGTTTTTGATTCAAAAACTTATTCCCGTGTTCCGATCAAAGCTGATGGCTTTGAATACACGAACACTGGCACGCTGCCCCGACCAACGCTGACTGTTAGCAACCTCAGCAGCACCATCACAGCGTTGCTGTTACTGGTCAACGCGACAACTGCTGGCAATGACCTTGGTGGAGCAGAAGTAAGGCGCATCCGAACGCTTGCCAAGTATTTGGACAGCGAAAACTTTGGCGAGCCAAAAAATGCCATAACTCAAGGCAGTGACTCTTTGGTCACACAAAGCGACGACAACCTTGAGTTCAACGACGTGGTGGTCAACGCAACGGCTGATCCAAATGCTCGTTTCCCTGATGAACGCTGGTTCATCGACCGTAAGTCGAGCGAGACACGGGACAGCGTTACGTTTGAGTTGGCAAGCAAGTTTGACTTGGCTGGTCAAAAAATTCCAAAACGTCAGATCATCGCCAACATCTGCCAGTGGCAGTATCGCAGCAGTGAGTGCAGCTACACCGGCACCGATTATTACGATGTGAACGGCAATGAGGTCAGCACTGAGGCGCAGGATGTTTGCGGCAAGCGGGTTGCCAGCTGCAAGCTTCGGTTTGGGGAAAATGCTGAACTGCCGTTTGGATCTTTCCCTGGCGCTGGTCTTACGAAATGATGCATCTTTCTGATCAAATTAAATCAGAAATTTTGCAACATGCTGTGCATGATTCTCCAATTGAATGCTGCGGCTTAGTCGCTGTAGTTAAAGGAAGGATGCAATATTTTTGGTGTGAAAATATTGCAGAAACCCCAGACGAGCATTTCATTTTGAGTGGATGGAAAGAAGTCGAAGATCAAGGCGAGGTCGTTGCGATTGTCCACAGTCACCCAACGACAAATCCTGAGCCTTCTGTCGCCGATAAAGTTGCTTGTGAAAAGTCAGAGTTGCCATGGTTTATTGTCAATCCAAATACAAGAGAGTGGGGATATTGCGAGCCAACGGGTTTTGAGTTGCCCTATGTAGGGCGTGAATTTGTTCATGGTGTCGTTGACTGCTATTCGCTTGTTCGTGACTGGTACTTGAGGGAATATGGCATTCAACTGCGTGATTATGACCGGCGTGATCAGTGGTGGGATCACGGCCAGAATCTTTATCTAGACAATTTCAGCAACGAAGGGTTTCGCAAGATTCCGCTTGAATCAGTGCAGCGTGGCGACTTAATCCTGATGAACCTTGTGTCGCCCGTGCCAAATCATGCGGCAATTTATATGGGTGATCAACAGGTGCTGCATCATGTGCAGGGAAGGTTGTCTAGCCGTGATGTCTATGGCGGTCTAGCCGTGATGTCTATGGCGGTTACTATGGGAAGAGCACTGCCTGCGCCTTGAGGCATGAAAGTCGTTAAGGTCTACGGCGCTTTGCGTAAACGGCTTGGTCAATGCCGGTTTGAGTTTGACGTAGCGACACCAGCACAGGCCATCAAGGCGTTGTGCGTCAACTTTCCAGGACTAGATAAGTGGTTGATTGATAGTGAGCAGGATGGCGTTGCTTATCGGGTAGCAGTAAGCAAAGAAAAGGCGACTGAAGAGAATATTGCTCCTTTGCTCATGCCATTCAGTGATAAAGAGGTCTTCAGTATTACGCCTGTGGTTGCTGGCGCAGGTCGTGGCATCGGATCAATTTTGGTTGGCGCTGCATTGATTGCTGTTGCTATAGCTAATCCTGCTGTCGGTTTTGGATTAGGTGGCGCTGCAGGTTTTGGGGCAGGTGCAGTTGCAGGCGCAACTACTGCAACTTTTGGCGCTTCATTGGCTGCTTTAGGCGGCACTATTGGTATTGGTTTGGTTTTAACTGGTATTGCTCAAGTAATTTCGCCTCAACCATCACTCGACAGCACGATTGATGAATCAGTGCAGCTGGAGTCTTTTACCTTCTCCAACGTTGTCAATACCAGTCGTCAAGGGATGCCCTGCCCAATAGCCTATGGGCGGCTGTTTGTTGGATCGGCAGTGCTGTCCAGCGGTCTTGACGTTGATCAGGTGCAGGTATGACTCAGACCAAATATGTCGTTGGTGCTGGTGGTGGCGGCAAAGGCGGTGGCGGTAGAAGCACCCCAACTGAGCAGGACGATACGCTTCAGTCAACACAGTTTGCCAACGTCCTTGACCTAATCAGCGAGGGCGAGATTGGAGGTCTTGAGGATGGCAACAAAAGCATTTTTCTAGACGACACGCCTGTACAAGCGGCTGACGGCACTAATAACTTTGAGGGCTTCACTGTTGTCACCCGTGTTGGAACGCAAGGCCAGACACACCTAGCCGGACCGTTCAACACAACAGAACGAGAAACAGCAGTTGGCGTTGAGGTTACAAACAGCACCTCAGTAACTCGCAGCATTACAGATTCAACAGTTGATCGTTTGCGTGTCACGCTGACGATTCCATCGCTGCAAGTGCTGGAAGACGATGGTGATGTTGTTGGCAACAGCGTACAAATCAAGATCCAAATTCAGTACAACAGTGGCGGATACAACGACGTTATTACTGACACGATTAGCGGTAAAAGCAGTAACCGGTATCAGCGAGATTATCTAGTCAACCTGACTGGCAGTTTTCCTGTTGATGTACGGATGGTGCGTGTTAGCGCCGATGAGACAAGCCAAAAGCGAGCCAGCAGCACAATCTTTCAAAGTTTTACCGAGATTATTGACGATAAGTTTCGCTATCCCAACTCAGCACTGGTGGGCCTCCGGTTTGACTCGCGTCAGTTCAGCAGCATTCCAACCCGCAAATATCTAATTCGTGGAATCAAAGTCAAGATTCCAAGCAACGCAACAGTAGACACCACAACGCACCTCGGTCGCCTGACGTATTCGGGCATCTGGGACGGCACGTTCCAAGCTGCAACATGGACAAATGATCCGGCTTGGATTTTGTATGACTTGTTGATCTCTACCAGATACGGCGCTGGTGTGCCTGAAAGCACGTTGGATAAGTATGACTTTTTTGCGATCAGCCAGTATTGCAACGCTTTAGTCAGCGATGGGGCGGGAGGGCAAGAGCCGCGTTTTAGCTGCAACATGCTGATCAACAGCAGGGATGAGGTCTATAACGTCATCAAGCAAATGACTGCCATTTTTCGTGGCATCGCCTATTACGGCGCTGGAACGTTGCA